AATTGCCGTTTTTTATTCGTAATTATTCTTAGCGACTAGCGAGAGCGGCGCGGCCCTTAACTTAATCAAACATGAAAAGTATATTGTTTTTAGTTTTGCTATTGAGCGCCACGAGTGCAAAAGCTGATTGTTACTGCGCTTGCATTGGTGGAGAAAACCAAGCTATATGCGAAGGGCCTTTGAATATTGAACCAATTTGTCCAATCGCGATTTGCAGATAAAAATATGAGTAAACAAAAGAAAAAAACACACGCGGAAACTTTGATTGATAATGCTGAGGCTGTGATTGATTGTTTACAAAATGGTGGAACTTACGATGATTTAAAGCAGAAGTTTGGGGTTACTTATGAGGCTGTGAGTGAGTTTATCAATAAATCCGAGTTTTCCGCACGCGCGAAAGATGCGCAGAAGAATTCAGCACAAAAATATGCTAAACTTGCACTTGACTCGCTAATTGCAATTAAAACTGGCGACGACAAAGCTGATATTACACGCCAAAGAGAGTTAGCTCATCACTATCGCTGGCTTGCAAAAGTTAAAGCTCCGAAAGAATTCAATGAGAATAGAGTTGACACTGATGAGTTGGCTGCTAAGTTATTAGCTCCCACTATTATTTTAAAGAAAGAGTAATGCAAAATAATGAGCTGTTTGAAAGGCTGAGATTGCAACTTATAGACTTATTGCAAGAAAACAGCAATCAAAACGATATTTATTATTTAATTATGTCGCATTTAAAAACTACAGACCAGCACAAAGCTTTTTTAGACTACTGTAAAAACAATGCAATTTGAGCTACATCCACGCCAAACTCAATGCTTCTTAAGTGAGGCAACTGAAATTCTTTATGGTGGTGCGGCAGGTGGCGGCAAGTCTCATACAATGCGAGTGATCGCAATCTTCTACGCATTATCAATTAGCAATATTCAAATCTATTTATTCAGACGATTAAGCGAGGATTTAAAGAAGAACCACTTAGACGGCGCAAGCGGTTTTAATGTTTTACTTGCTGAATATGTAGCGGCAGGATTGGTTAAAATCAATTATTCAACTTCTCAAATAGTATTTAGCAACGGTAGTAAGATTAATCTTTGCCATTGTCAATACGATAAAGATGCTCTCAAATATCAGGGCGTAGAGATTAACTTATTATTGATTGATGAATTAACCCACTTCTCAGAATATATTTATAAATTCCTTCGTTCTCGCGTTCGTCTTGGCTCTTTACAGGTAGGTAAAGAGTTTGTAGGAAAATTACCTAAGATTATTGCAAGCTCAAATCCGGGCGGAGTTGGACACCAATTCGTTAAAGAATATTTCATAGACAACAAAGAGCCTTTCAAGATTTATCAACTAGATGCAAAAGATGGCGGTATGAAAAGGCAATTCATTCCTGCTAAATTAGCGGATAATCCTACGATGCTTGCAAATGACCCTTTTTACGCAGACAAGCTTTCTGGTTTGGGTGGAGCTTTAGCAAAGGCAATGTTAGAAGGTGATTGGGACGCGATAGATGGAGCTTATTTTGATAAGTTTGACAAATCTAAACATGTTATCGAGCCGTTTGAGATTCCTAAGCAATGGTATAGATTTAGGGCTTTTGACTATGGCTATGCAGCGCCGTTTTCCGTTGGTTGGTATGCAGTAAGCGAAGGCAAAGAAATTAATGGACAATGGATTCCTAATGGCGCTTTGATTAAATATCGTGAGTATTATGGAACGACTGGCAAAGCTAATGAAGGACTGAGACTAGAAAATAATCAATTGGCTGCCGAAATTCTGAGATTACAAGGCGAGGAGAAAATAAGAGATTCAGTTGCAGACCCCGCAATATTCGCTCAAAATGGAGGTATTTCTATTGGTGAGCAATTACAAAGATGCGGTGTTGACTTTAGACGCGCAGACAATGAAAGAGTTGCGGGCTGGCAGCAAATAAGATATAGGCTCGCTGGTGAAGATTATCCGATGTTTTATTTATTCAAGAATTGTATTCACACGATAAAACAATTAGCAATCTTGCAACATGATAAGAGTAAGCCCGAAGATTTAGACACGGATATGGAAGATCATGCAGCGGACGAGACGCGCTATGCTTGTATGAGTAGGCCCTTGACAATTAAACACATCGATCCAATAATTCGCGAAGAAGGTAAAATTTATGTCGACCAACAAACTAAAATTTTCAGAAATCTAATCAAGCAATCAAATGACGCAAGACTCTAATCAAGTAGAAGATTTAAAAACATTTAAAGAAGAAAACGGCGAGACTTGGCGTTGGAATTATTGGAAAGACCAACTCAGCCTTTCAATCGAAGAATCAAAAGATTACCTTGATGAGAGCGAAAGGATTGTAAATATTTTCAAAGGAAACTCTTATCGCGCAACTAATCAAGCAGGCGATACTTTACAAGTAAAGCCCGTTTATAACATTCTTTATTCAAATGTTGAAACACTTAAGCCGCTAGTATTTTCTAGACTTCCAAACCCTCGCGTTCGCAAAAGAAACTTAGAGAAAAACAATATCAACAAATTAATTTCAATTATTCTTGAGCGTAACATTAAACGCGTTCTTGAAGAGACTGATGCGCAAAATGTTATTGAGCAGTCAAGAGATGATTATTTGGTGGTTAAGCGCGGTGTGTTGAAAATATTGTTTGAGCAAGAAATAGAAGTAAAGGAAAGGATTGTTGAGCAAGTTGACGAGATGGGCAATTTAGTGCAAGTAGCTGAGGAGTATGAGGAATTAGGCGAAAAGAAAATCAATCTAGAATTTGTGGCTTACAAAGACATAGTGTTTTCTTGCGCTTCTAAATGGGAGGCTGTTACTTGGGTTGGTTTTAGGCATTATATGACCAAAGACGAGCTTAAAAAAAGATTTGGTAAAAAAGCAAGTTTGATTAATCTTGATAACGAGGTTGCGCCAAACACTCTGAAAGATGATGGCAAAGACGGTATATTCAAGAAAGCTGAGGTTTGGGAGATTTGGGATAAAGAAACTAAGAAAGTTTATTTCTTTTGCGAAGGCTACAGCAAAGGCTTGCTTAAAACTGTAGATGATTCTTACAATTTGCAAAATTTCTTTAATATTCCTCGCCCTCTTGGCATTGATTCTGGCTTTGATAAAGTAAACTGCCCAATTCCAGATTATAAATATTATGAAGAGCAAGCAAAAGAGCTAGATAAGATTTCTAACAGAATTATTGCAATCTTGCCTTATATGTCCATGGGTGGGGTTTACTCTGACTCATTGACAACTGATGATGCTGAAGGATTCTTGCAGTCAATAGAAAAATACTTCCCTGTTAAAATGTCTCCCGATGCGGATATAAACAAACTAATTCGTGAGCGCGATTTATCTAAACTTGCTGGCGTTCTTACTACTCTTTACGAAGAAAGACAACAAACAATTAGAGCTATTCAAGAAATTACAGGCATTTCTGATATTGTAAGAGGTCAAACAGTAGCAAGTGAAACAGCGACAGCGCAAGAGTTAAAAGGAAACTTTGCCGTATCTCGTTTGCAACCAATGCAGCAAGAGATGGAATTTTTCTGCCGTGATATTGTGCGTATTATTGCCGAGTTATTAGCCGAGAATTATGACATCGTTGAGCTGGTAAAAGCGGCTGGTTTAAAAATCTTTGACATGGATGAGTTAGCTGAGAAATTCACAAAAGAGTTGGAACAACAAGGAGTGCCAGCGGAGCAAATAGGCCAAGCATTGCAAGCGAAACTAAAACCTTATTCTAATGAGATTAAAGCGGGCCAAGCAACTACAATTAATAACATGATCGCAGCCGCCAAGATTCTTAAAAGCGATAAATTAAGAGGGTGGGCGATTGAAGTTGAAACTGATTCAACAATTAAAGTAGATCAAAACTCTGAAAAGCAAGCCGCGCTAGACTTCTCTAATGCTTTGGCTACAGTTGCAGGTCAATTCTTACCATTGGTGCAAGCTGGTGTAATTTCTAAAGAAGCTTTTAAGTCTTTGTTGTCTTATGTGATGAGACGCTTCGAAGGCTCTGAGGAAGTGGAAGAATTACTGGATGATACTGATGAGCAAGAAGCTAATCCTGCCGAGCAAATGCAACAACAAGCAGCTCAAAAAGAAATGGAATTAGCAGAAAGAGATATGGCGGTTAAAGAATTTAACGCTGAATCAAAAGCAAGTTATGAGCAAAGAAAACTTGACATTGAGGAAGGCAAAGCTATTATGGACGACATGTCTTTCAGCGATGAAATGCGCTTGAGACAAGAGCAGATTAATAGTAAAATAACGGCATCAAATGAGTGATAATAAAATAAATTTTGAAGATTTAGAAATAATTCCTCTTCCACCAGTTAAAGTTTCGCGGCAAAGATGCGTTATTTATCCATATACATGCAATTATTATAAAGTAATTGATGAAAAAGGCAGTTGGTTGACTTACGCATTCCCTCTTTATCCCGACCAAAATATTGACCAAAAAATAGAGCGAGTAAAACTTGAATTTTTAAAAATGTTGCAATTAGAGGATCCGGCCAATATTAGAAAATTTGAAAAAGATAATAGTAAAATAACGGCATTAAATGACTCTTAAACGCTTAACACTACCCGCACTAGATTTACAAGATACTAGTATTGTAGATAAAATTTATTCTCAGATATTGCAAAACAGAGACGAGACGGGAATTGATGTAATGGTGTTTCCAATAGTTAATAGCTCGGTTATTGTTAATTACTTTACGCCAATATCTAACGCACCTTTTTTTATGAAAGATATTTTAGAAAATAAGGTTGATGAGTCTTTTATTAAAAATAGCATTAATTGCGCGGCGATTTCTTTAAAAAATATTGAGCAATTTGCAAAAAATGAAAACAATTGATCTTCCAAGAAACGCTAATTGTAAAGTTATTGAGATTAATGACATTGAGAAAATCAGTTCAGCTTATCTTAAAGACAAAGTTAATCTTGCTGACAGATACACTTGCCTCTTTTATAATAATGAAGTTAAACATTTTGCAATGATTTTATCAAAAGAAGTGAGTAATAAAGCTATTTTGGAAGATGTTAAACAATCTTTGGTAACTGATATATTTATTTTAAAACAACTGTATGCTTAAACGCAAAAATTTTTTCACTTATAGAAGCATTTTTATTCCAGCCTTCTTTGTTATCGAAGGCTTCGAATGTTTTCGATTCAAAACAAAAGAAGAACTTAAAAAAGATTTAACTTTTTATTATAAAAAAATACTTGCTAAGTTAAAACGCGAACCTATTTTAAAAATGAATAGTGGTCGCTACAATACAAAATCATTATCGTCTTTTGATTATCAGATACAAGATAAAGGCGGTATTGTTGATTGCAACGGAAAAGTGCATACAACTGCGACATCGTATAAAAACTTTTTGAAAGACAATGATTTAGTCATTAAAGACTGGTCTGACGGAAGTAATAAAAAACAAATGCAATTGAGCGATAGAGCTGAAATTGCAAAACAACTAAACAAATATATCTAAACATGGCATCGGATTTAGAGAATAAATTTAACGAAATATTAGGGGAAACTGTAGAAGTTGCTGAAACCCCCGTTGAAACTCCTGTAGCAGAAACAGAAGTAGAGAATAAAGAAGAGGGGGTTGTTACCGCCGAATCTAACGAAGAAACTCAAGAAGAAGAAGCCAAAGAGGGTGACACTCCGTCTGATAGCGACTTAGAAGATGAGTTAAAAGGTATAGCGCCAGAATTAGTAGATGCTATTTTGAAAACTCCATCAGAGCTTCGATCTATACAGATTGAAGTTTTAAAAAAGATGCGGGCTAGTATTGATAGGAAGCATACTGAATTTGGACAAGAAAAAAAAATAGCCGAGACAACAAGAGAACTATTTAAACAATACGGACTTGATGAAACCAAAGGATTTGACCAAATTAAAAACTTGGTAGAATTTGAGAAAAATCTCAAAAGCAATCCAAAAGAAACCATCAAGAATCTGCAAAAACTGTTTAAAGTAGAAGAAGAGTCTGGGTCACAAGAACAAGAAATAGACATCGACTCATTAACAGATAATGAGCGAATCCTTTATAACAAAATAGAAAGGGCTGAAAAAGAAGCTAAGTTAGCAAAACAAGAATCTGAGAATTTTAGGAAATTAGGCGAAAAAGAGCAGCAAGATTTGATTTTAAAAGAAATCAATTCATTTAAAAGTGCCGTTAGTGATGACGGCTTTTTGAAAAATCCATATTTCGATGATCTATTGCCAGAAATGGAAAGGTTATCTGCTATTTATCCAAATGATAATGTTGAAAAGCTTTATAACAAGGCTTTAAAACTTAATGATGAAATTTTTAATAAAGTTTCAGAGGATGAAAGAAAAAGAAATGGTTTTCTTACCAAAAGGCAAGAAGAAGCTCTTTTAAAAGCTAAATCTATAAATTCCCAAAGTTTAAAGCATAAATCATCTAGTTCTAACCAAGTTAAAACCTTAGATGATACTTTACTAGATATTCTTGCGAACGCTGCTTAGTTATTTTTTACTTTTCTAGTAAAATTTAATTAAAAATGACTACAAATCCTCAAGTACAAGGCCAGTTAATTGCTGCGACCTTAGAGAATATGTCAAACAAAGCTATTGACAACATCTCAAACAACAACGCCCTTTTTTATAAAATGCGCCAAAATGGCTCGTTTAAATCAGAAAGCGGTGGTGATATTTTCCGTGAAAAACTTCTTTACCAAGAAAATACAAACGCACAATGGCAAGATGGTTACGCAGAATTTAATACTGATGCGCAAAACTATCTAACCTATGCTGACTTTAATCAAAAAGCTATCACTTCATCAATTCCTTTTTACGACCTTGACATTTCTCAAAACCAAGGCAAAGAAAAATTGATTGATTTGGTTAAAACTGGTGTTGATTCAACTTTAATTGGCTTGACTAACATTCTTTCAGAAAGTCTTTATTCTGATGGTTCTAATACAAGCGAATTAGAAGGTTTGCAACTTTTGATTTCTAAAACTCCTACTACTGGGACAGTTGGTGGAATCGATCGCGCAACTTATGATTTCTGGAGAAACCAAGTTTATGATTTTTCTGTTGCTGGCGTAGCTCCTTCTTCTACTACTATCCAAAATGCAATGAATAAATTGTATTTAGACTGTTTAGTACAAGGTGCAATGAACGCTCCTGATACCATCGTTGCCGATGCTACTTATTGGGATTATTTTAGAGCTTCTTTAACTGATATTCAACGCGTAACTTCTGCTAAAATGGCTGAAGCTGGTTTTGATGTTATTAGATTTAAAAATGCTGATGTAGTTTACGACCCTAATTGTCCAGTATCTACTATGTACTTTTTAAATTCTAAGCATCTTAAATTGAAATACTTGGCTATTAAAAATAGTGATGGAAAATCAGGTTCTTTGAAAGGTGATAATGCTTCACTTGCTCAAATGTTTACTGCTTTGCCTTCAACTCGCCCAGTAAATCAAGCTGTTAATATTCACCCAGTTATGGGCTTGATGAACTTAACAATTGATAACTGCCGTACTTCTGGCGTTATTTGCGCTTAACATTTAATTTAATTTATTTATGAACTTAAAATTTAGAGAACAGACAACTGTTACCTCATTATCTCCAACTCAAGTAGATACTTCTGCGGTTACTCCAATTGGAACTATCGTAAAAGCATTTGATACTGACCCAGCGACTAACTATGGTGAAGTAGAGTTGGTTTACTTAAAGGCTGGCGCTATTGAAGCTGTCGGCTCAGTGGTTACTTTCAGCGGTGAATACACAACTGCTTTAGCGGTTGCTAATGCTATTGGAAATATTGCTGTTTCTATTTCAGTAAAAGCTGTTGACGAGTTCGGTTGGTATGTTGTGCGTGGTAATGTACCAGCGTTAGTACTAGCTGGATTTGTTAAAGATGTAAAATGTTTCTTAACCGCTACTCCTGGGTCACTTGATGACGCGGCTGTTGTTGGTGACGACATTTTTGCTTCTTTATCAATTACTGCTATCAACACCCCTTCTGCGGGCTTGGCAGTAATTAATGTTAATCGTTCGTTTGTAACAGATGGATTAGCGGCTTAACTACCTTAGGGGAGTGGGTAAATTCACTCCCCTTCTAATATTAATAAACAAAGGCATCAAATGAAAAATATTAAAAAAATATCATCTACCTATACTTATCCAGCAAAAAGTAAATCTTCACCAGCTATTGAAGTTGGTTTCTTTTTAGATTCGAGGTTAGACAGATATGACAATGTTTTGAGGAAAATTAATGTAACTGACAAATATGGTCAAAACCATGTTATAGAATATTTTGGCAAATCTTTAATGATTTCAGTCAAGACTTCTTCTAAAACAACTATGGTGAGAAGAGCTAATAGAGATGATTTAGTTAAATATAAAGAAGCTTATTTTTCTTATCTAAGCGAATTAACTCTTGAAGATAAAAAACTTCACGAAGTAAAAACTTATTTGTTTTTGGAAGAACTGCCGCCAGTTGAGGATAAAATTGCTATTGGAACTAGCGTAGTTAAAAACGACGAGTTAGATAGCGCTAAATCTGAAATTGCGGCATTAAAAGCTGAATTAGAAAAATCCAAAGAAAAACCTAAAAAAGCTAAAGCTTCCGCTAAAGCTGAACCAGAATCAGAAAAATCTGAATAGATATGACATTACTTAACATTTGCCAAAATACATTGAAACGCTGTAAAGCTAGTGAGATTCCTTCTACAATTGTTTCAAACAATACAGATACGGCAAAGTTAGTATTTTCTGCGGCAAGAGATGGCACTGTAATTGTAAGAGAGGCAACTAATTGGCAAAAGCTAATAAAGTTGCATGAATTTGCTACAGTGGCATCTCAAGCCATTTATGATTTACCTAGCGATATTGAAGACACTAAATTGATTCCAAATACTTTTTGGAACAAAACAACTAGATTTCAATTAGAAGGGCCGTTAAATTTAGGGGACTGGCAGTTGCTAAAAAACTGGCCGTTAATCTCTACTATTATTCAGAACTTTATTATTTTAAATAATAAGGTCAATATCTTTCCAGTACCAACCTCGATAGCTTCTTTGAATTATCTTTATATTACTAATGAGATTATTCGCGCAGAAGATGGAAGTGAACAAAGCGAATGGTTAGCGGATGATGATTATTCTGTACTAAATGAGTATGCAATTGAGTTACAGACATCTTGGATATATCTAAAACAATTGGGCCGCCCTTATGATGAAGAAAAGCTTAAGGCTGACAATTATTTAGCGGAACTTGTTAAGCAAGATGGCTCAAGAAAAGTAATTGGCGTTAATATGAGAGAGATTGGACCTTACAGACCAAATGTTTCTTGGTTGGGGGCTGTTATCAGATAATGTTTCAAGTAAGATCTAATAGAAATAAAATTGCGGCAGAAAGGGCAAGTTTAGGTAACGTTTTAACCATTCCCTTTGGAACTGGCGGCCTAAACACTAAAGACCCCTTGCCGTCTATGCCTGCACAAGATTGCGTTATTTGCGAAAACTTTATTGTGGAAAATGATAGGATTGTTTCAAGAGCTGGTTTTACCAATGCAGTTGATACTTTTGCATTTACCGACCCCGTAGAATCATTATTTGAATATACCGGCGTAAATGCTACTCAAATTATTAGTTGCGCCGGTTCTAAAATTTATAAAGAACTTACACCAGTTGAAATAGGAACTGGATTTGCTAGTGCTCGCTGGCAAGGTTTAATGATGAATGATTATCTGCTTCTTTTTAATGGCGCAGATACGCCTCAAAAATACGATGGAACTACATTAACTGACAATGTATTAACAGGAACATCTTTTACGCCTGAAAATCTAGTAGGTGCAACTAATTTTAAGAATAGATTAATTGCTTGGGAAAATAACGCTTGTGGATTTTGGTATGGCGAAAGTGACGCAATAAGCGGGGCTTTATTATTCTTTGATTTATCTTTCATAACCAAGAAAGGTGGCTATGTTGTTGCCTGCGCCACCTGGTCTTATGATTCCTCTGGTGGAACTGGCTTGCAAGCTCGGTTAGTTATTTTTATGTCTTCTGGCGAAGCTCTGGTTTATGAGGGCACTAATCCAAGTGATGCGGATGCTTGGGCTATTATTGGCAGATTTAAAGTTGCCCCTCCCATTTCTCAAAGAGCTTTTTTAGAATATTCTGGCGATATTCTTTTAATTAATCGATACGATTTAATTACTTTTAGCGAAGTGTTTTCTAGCGGAGAGAATCCAAATACTCAATCAAAACTCGTTGGAGCTATCAAGACAGCTGTAAGTGCTTATGGTTTAAATTTTGGCTGGCAAATGATTAATCATCCAGACAGTGCTTTGATCATTATTAATGTGCCTAATTCTGCATTGGAATTTACTCAATATGTCATAAACACAAGAAGCGGTGGCTGCTCTAAATTTACAGGTATGAACGCTCATTGCTTTGGTATATATGATAACAATTTATATTTTGGTGGAGAAACTAAAGTCTACCAAGCTTTAAGCGGCTCTAGTGATGATGGTGAATTTTTAAACATAGATATTCAAACGTCCTATAATAATTTAGGTTCTAATTTTGAAAAAACTTTAAATTACATTAAGCCATTTTTAGCAATTGATACCGACACTAATTTTAGTTATTCGATTAATTACGATTTTAAGACTTCTGACTTAGCCACTAGCGAATTAGTATCAACAGAGGGTAATTTCTGGGATACTTTTTTCTGGGATGAGGTTTATTGGTCTGCCGAATCTGAAATTAAATCAGTACAATATGGTGTAAGCGGCCAAGGAATCTATGTAAGTTATAGAATTAATACAAGTATTAAAAATGCCAGTGTAGCTTTTTATAACATACTTTATTCTTTTGAAAACAACGCTTTATAATTTTTATTCTTGGCAGGAGAGTGATGCCGCTCTCCTGCTTGCAATACAAATTAAATTTTAAATTATCATGGGATTTGGAACTAAATTAAAAGGAGCTTTAGGATTAAGTGCTGGCCCAAAAGGTTCTTTCACTTCTGGTCAAGAACTTGTTAGACAGCAAGATAATCTTAATCGCTACAATATTAACTCAGCTTTTGGCTCAAGAAATTTTACAACTGATGCCGGTGGTAGAAGTGTCTTAAATATTGAAGAGAGTCCTTATCAAAAAGCACTAAGAGGAATGCAGGAACAGCAAGCTTTAGATATTTTTGGCTCAAAAGCTCCTAGCGCTGAAGACTTTTTGCAACAAGGAAAAGATGTGAGCAACGCTTTGTATGAAAGCTCAATGTATAATTTGCGACCAGAATTTGCTTCACAAGATACAAATCTTACTGATTATTTAAGCAATCGAGGCATTCCTCTTAATTCAGATGCTTATAGAAAAGCTCTTAGCAGCTTAAGAAGAGATCGAGGTGGCCAGTTAAATCAATTAGGCTTACAAGCTACACTCGCTGGCGCTCAAGAACAAGATAGACTGGTCAGGCTTGCGGAATCTCAGAGAGCGGCAAGACTGGCAGAGACTGGTAGCGCCACCCAAGGAATCGATCTTGGCCTATTTGGAGATGTTTCTGGTATTGATGCGGCCGGTATTATTTCTGGTCAAGAGGGAGCTTCAAATGCTTATAATTTAAGTAGATTCCAAGATTCTCAAGCTAGAAGAAGCAAAGCTGTAAATGAAACTATCAAGGGTGGAGCTACAGCAGCAGCAGCGCTTCTTTCTGATATAAATTTAAAAGAAAATATCAAAAAAACTGGACAAAAAAATGGTTTTAATATTTATGAATTTAATTACAAAGGCAAACCAGAGCGTTACAGCGGTGTTATGGCTCAAGAAGTGCAGGAAATTATGCCCGAGGCAGTAGCCAACAAAGGTGACTTTTTGGCAGTATTTTACGATAAAATTGGTATCGAATTTAAACAAATATAACTATGGAAAACCCTAATATTATTTCTTTAGCTCAACAATTAGGCGCTAAAAATCTTCTTAAAAATCAGTTTTCTTCTAACCCTCTTACTCAAAAATATTTTACTGCAAGAGGGGCCTCTCAAAATGCCGAAGAGCAATTGCAATCTACCACAACTCCACTAGGGGCTATTTCAAGTGGACTTGCGCTTTATATGCAAAGAAAGCAAGAAAATAAAACTTTAGAAGAGTTGAATCAACAAATGCAAGTTGAGCAGCAAGTTAAAACTGCAAGAAGAGAGTCTTTAATTAATGCTTTACCAGAGGATAGAAGGGTAATTGGCGATGCTTTGGATGACGAAGAGTTACCAAAATATGTGATGCAAATTCTTACCCCTCCAAGCGAAGAAGATAAACTTGCCCTTGAAAATAAAAGATTACAAAATCAAAAGCTTCGTAAAGATATTAATCAAGTTGGCAAAGTTTCTTCTAGTGGTGATAATGGTGAAAAAGCTCCCGCTGGCTATAGATTTACTCGAACTGGCGATTTAGAGGCTATTGCAGGCGGCCCAGCTACTAAACAAAGTGCAGAGGCGGCGGGAAAAATTGCTTTAATAAAGCAAGGACTGAGTGATGTAGAGGCCTTTGAAAGTCAAATTAAAAATAAAGATGGCTCTTTTGATCGAGCTAAAATTGCTGGACTGAGAGTTTACGGAAGACCAAACGCTAGAGACGAATATTCTAAACTGAATAACTCTTTAAATGCAAGATTGCGCCTTGAATCTGGTGCTGCCGTACCCGAGCAAGAAGTAAAAAGAGCTTTTGAAACATTTGCACCTAATCCTCTTGATAGTGACGCAACAATTCAATCAAAACTTGGTAGAATGAAAGAATTTTTTAGTGGTGCGCAAACAGAGATTGGACAAGGAAGGGGTGCAGATCCAGTAAAGCCAGTTGAGCAAAATAAAAGCGTACAATCTAACGACAAAAAGCAAGCTTTAAAAAACAAATACGGTCTTAATTAAATGAAAGATATAAACTTAGTAAAAGACAATGTTAGAAAAATGATCGATCAGGATGCGCCCGAATCCGACATTGACGAATATCTTAGCCTTGAAGGTTATACACCAGACCAACTAAGGCAGCCTCAGCAACCAATACGACAACCTCAAGAAGAGGGTTCGATGCTTGGAAACCTTGCAAGAGGCCTTCCTGTTGGATTAGGACGCGCAGCAACTGGATTTGTGCAAGCTGCAACTGATTTAGGAGAGGGCGCAGCTAATAGAGTTGAAAGAGCTATTTATGGCGATGAGCCAATGCAAAAAGAAACTTTTGGAAGCCGTCTAGCTAGTCAAGTTCAACAACAAAATCAACAATTAGAGCAACAGCCTTTGTCAACAAGGATTGGCGTTGGATTAGGAGAAATTGCGCCTTATTTGGCAACTGGTAGCGGAACTGGCAAAATGGTTAGTTCTGCCGTTGGTGGCGGATTAGGAAGAGCTGCTGGCCTAGGGGCGGCGGGCGCTGTTGGTGGCGCTACTCAACAAGCTTTATCAGCTCAAGAGCAAGCTGGACTTGAGAATAGATTAGAAAAAACAGCGCAAGGTGGAGTGACTGGAGCTGCTTTTGGTGCTGGATTAGGTATTGTAGGAGAAGGATTAAAAGCAGCTAAAAATGTTGTAACATCAACAGGTAAGCAAATATATAAAGGTTTTAAAGCCCCAGAAATTGAAAAATTAGAAATAATTGGAAACGATATTAAGGAAATTTCTAGTGGTCTTTATAACCAAGTTAAGGAATCTGGCGCAACTTTTAAACCAGATGCAATTAGAATGGTTTTAAATGATATTGACAAATCAGTTAAAGATGGCGGAACTTTATTTAAAACAAACCACCCAAAGACAATTTCTCTTTTAAGCGAGATCAAAAAAGACATAGCCACAAAGCAAAAAACTGGTCAATCAATTTCATTACCTGAACTAGATGAGTATCGCAAAGCCATTTCTAGCGCTATTCAAGATACAGTGGGAATCACGGGAAGGGTTAGTGATGATGGTAGAAGATTAACCAAAGCTATTAGCGCTATTGATAATTTTTTAAATAATTCTCAACCAGAAAAAGTTTTGCAATCGGGAAATTCAGAAGTTTTTAATTTGTATAAACAAGCAAAAGGCGAGTGGCAAAGATACGCCAAATTTGATTCAATCCAAAATATAATTAAAAGAGCGGATGGTGACCCAAATAGATTAAAAACTTTAGTAAAAAACTTTGTTGATAATCCTAAAAAAACTAGCGGCTTTAATAAGTTAGAATTAGACGCACTTAAAAAGGCTTCCGAAAATTCTAACGCCGAAGGTTTATTCAAAGCTATTGGTAAATTTGGTTTTGATTTAGGAAGCGGCAGAAACATTGGCAATACTATCGTGCCAGGCGCTTCAATCCTTTATGGTGGTGCAAAAGGCTCTGGTATTGCGGCGGCCGGTACTTTAGCGAGGCAAGCTCAAAAATTAGCGGCAAGAGGTAAGGTAGAAGATGTTTTAAACATAATTCGCGGCGCTAATCCGAAAGATACCCAGAAAATAATCAATAGCCTGCCAATAAAGACAAGAGATGTGATTTTAATGAATTTATTGAGCAAATCAGCTTTATCTCCCTCAGACGCAAATGCGGCAGAAATGGGAGATATGACTGAGCAAGGTTTTAGGAATCAATTAGAACAAACTAGGCAGCAATATCCCTCCTTTGCGGGAGATATTAATGTTGACGAAGCAACTGAAAAATACAAGCAAAGATATTTAAAATAATTCTTGCTAAACAAATTTGTAATATTAACTTTTTTTTAACGAAACGGCATCTTCGTTAAAAATTAAATACTTTTAACACTATGCCTAGAAACGGAAGCGGACAATATAACCTACCTTACGATTGGAATGATGATAAAGCCAACGGCATTAAGGTTCTCGCTTCTCGTATGCAAGCGCAGGATCAAGACATTGCAAACGCCCTTACTGGAAGCTTAGCTAAAGATGGGCAGACCCCCCTTACTGGTGATTTAGATTTTAACAATAACAAAGCTGTTGATTTAGCTGATGGAAGCGATTTGGGGGATGCGATTAATGTTTCTCAAGCTCAAATCGGAGAATGTCAATTCTATGGCGTTTCGACAACAACCCCCGCTGGCACTGATGGTGAAGATTATGACATTGCAGCATTTGCAACAGTTCTAACTTATCCAACTTACGCAAGATTCTCTTTTGTTTGCCATTTTACTTGCATAGTTAATCCTAATGCAAGAATTGATGCGTTAGCTGCAAAGATCTTAAAAAAGAGCAACGGAGCTGGTGGCTATATAGCGCTAGAGGCGGGAGATATGATAGCCGATAAAGAGTATGTAGCAGTTTATAATGAAGATATAAGTTCTAGTGATATTATTATAGAAAATCCAGAGATTCCATATATTAACCCAATTAAACAGTTTACCGCTCTTGTAGGCTTCTTTGCAACCCAAACCGTGCCAGATGGTTTTTTAGAATGTAATGGAGCTGCAATTTCGCGAACAACTTATTTAAGATTGTTTACCGCAATTGGAACAGTTTTTGGAATTGGTGATGGCTCAACCACATTTAATATTCCAGATATGCGGGGCTATTTCCCACGAGGATGGGATAATGGGCGCGGAATCGATCCGGCGCGCGCTTTTGGTTCATCTCAAAACGATGGAGTGGGAAATATATCAATTCCAGGGTCTGTTTCATCTTTCAATACTTTTGAGTGGATTTCTGTGGTTGCCGGACAAGCAAGCGGCGTCGCAAGTAGATCTGATCCAGGCAAATCAACATGGCAAAATTTGAATATTAATGCTGGAACTATTGAAACACGTTCTAAAAACGTAGCCATGATGTATTGCATCAAATATTAATTTTAAAAAATTATGAAAATATTTAATTATGATTCAGAAAGCGGCGTGTTCCTTTATGAATCTGAAGCGGCACTAGATATATTGGAGTCAAGAATACAAAAAGAAGACCGCTTTCTAATACCAGCTCATGCTACGATTATTAAGCCGACTTTGCAAGAAGGTAAGATTTCTAAGTTTGATATAATTAATCAAAAATGGGTTTTGGAGGATGTCATAGAGGCAAAACCGTATAAACAAACTGCGGAAGAGGAAAAAAAACAATTACAAGATCAATTAATTAATAGCAGAAAACATTATTTACAAACCACCGACTGGTATATTGCTAAGGAGTTTGATGAGCCCGGTTCTTACCCAATCGAGATTAAAAACAAAAGAACTTTAGCGAGGCGAGAAATAGCTCAAATTTCTCAAGAGTCTAGTATGGAGATTTTACGAGAATTTATCAATAACTTTTAATTAATCAAATATGTCAAGAATACAATTATTTACTAACGCCGCAACTGGCTCTAGTGAGCCTTTTTATGCAAATGGAGTCCCGCCAACTTATAATACCAATTGTTTTGTTGGTATAAATGGGGATTTTGACGGCGCTACAGTGTTTTTGCAATGGCGAGATCCTGACGGGATTTGGAGCGATACCGACACCGTTAATGATAAAGCTACAGCCTCAAAACTTCTGTTGCCATTTCCCAATGACGCGGTGGCTTATCGCCTAACAATTACTGGCGGCGTAGCACCAGTAATTAACGCATGGGCTTTTAATTGTAAATTAGTTTAAGGAAAATTATGTCAGTATTAAAACCAACCACAAATACACAAAGCACACCTGGGGGTGGCGCAGTTGATTCTGTTTTCGGGCGCATTGGTGTTGTAGTAGGCCAAGCCAACGATTACGCCGCTATTCAAATTACTAATTTTCCTAACACTCCATTTGGCTCTATTGCTTCAACTAATACTCAAGACGCAGTAAATTTTTTAGACACGCAAAATCTAAATTCAGCAATTAAACAAAATGTTGATTATTATGCCGATGCCGCAATTGCTACTTACACTTATGATAACGGAGGCCCTGTTGTAGAAGCCTCTATTACTGGAACAGTTTTCAATGTTCCATTAATTGTTGATGGCGTTACCCTAGCAGTTAATGACACCTTCCTGTTTCCTACTGGAGTTGCTGATTCTGATAATGGATCGTATAAAGTAATTCAAGTGGCTAATATTGCCCAGCCTTTTAAAGCAACGCGAATGATTAATTTCAATTCAGCGGCTAATATCGTTCAAAACTCAGTTTTTGGCATTAGTAAAGGAACTTATGCTGGACAGCAATTTAAATTGGACGAAGTGACCGTGCCAGTAACTGTAGGCACAACTCCACTTACTTTTTCTGCTTATGCCGTAGGTGGAACTTATGCTTTTGAAGCTCTTACTTTTACAACAAGCAATACTTTAATTACTCCCCCACGAGTAACCATAACCACTCCTATTCCGCAACAAATTGATGGCCAATTAATTGGAGGTTATGGAGTGTGGCTCGAACAATTATCTTTTGTTGGAACTGCGCCAATTGATTTAGAATTAACGAATTTAGTTGGGGTTACTAGAATAAATAATACACCAGCTATGTCGGCCCTCGGAAGCGGAGTATTATCATTTCCAGCGCTTAAATCGGTATACGATAACGGTTTCTTTGCTGCAAACGCTACAATCACATCTTTACTTATGCCATTGCTAGAAATAATTTCTGGCGCGTCAACTACAACCTTAACTTACGCTGCGGTCACTACTTTAAATTTTGCGAGTTTAAGAAGTATTCAAGCAACGACACTTTCCGGCAATACTTTGCTTACAAATTTTGCTTTGCCAGTAATAGAATACATTTATGGCACGCTCACTTCAACTTCAGGAAATGCCGCATTAACTAATTTTACATTAGGCACTTCTCTCAAATATTTCAATGCTAATATTAATTTTACCTCATGCGCTTTAAATCAAGCTTCGGTTGATGGCGTTCTTGCTGCACTGGTTGCTTTAGACGGAACTGGCGGTAAAAATTTATATGGAACGAGTAGAATTGTAACCATTACAGGAACTTCCTCTACGCCTTCTGCAACTGGACTTTTAGACAAAGCTACTCTCGTAGGAAGAGGTGTAACCGTAACAACAAATTAATCTTATATGTCAACCAACGAATCACAAATTATTCCTTCTTGGCGCTTAGTTCACGATGGTGAAAAAGTTTTAGCCCTGCTATTTGCGTATGGAACTACTCAAACAAAATTTACTCTATTTGAGGCTAATACAAAAGAAGAATGTTTAGCGGAAATTGCTAGATTGAACTTGGAGTTTAACGCAGAGGAGTTTGAATAATGCTTAACGCCCTTAAATTAATTTTAGATTTTTTTTTAAAAAGCCAGCCAATTCAAAAGTCAATAGCTTATGGCATCAGAATATTTTGCATTATTGTTTCTATTTGCGTAGGTATTGGTGCTGGTGTTGCAACTTATGAGAAAATCAAGCAAGGCAAAGGATTATCTGATATTGTCGCTGAGGCAAAGGCTGTAATTCGTGAGGTAAAATAATGGACACTACTCTTTCTTTGCAACCATTGTTATTCTGGATATTTGGAATTGTTGGAGTTCTTGGAATTTACATTTTTAAAGATTTCAAAGAAAATACTTTGAATAGATTTGATAAAAATGAAAATTCAATAGAAAAACTTCAGGCCAATCGCACAGACAACGATAACAAAGTTATGCTTCTATCGCAATCAATAACTAATATGGTTTCTAAATTATCAGAATTAGAAGTTGATTTTAAAGAATACATGAGGTATTCGCAAAAAGCGTTAGAAAAACGGGAGGAATACCATTCTTACATTGAAAAGATTGCATCAAATTTAATGACGCAAGATCAAATGAAAGAAATGCTGAGCAAGCTTGATAAAATAGCAAACAAATGATTAAATTCTTTAAGCCAATAGCCCTTGCTTTGTACACCCTAACTATTTTATTTGCTGGTAAAAATTGGGGTTCTTTAGGCAAGGAAGTTGAATGCCAAAAAACAGAAATTGTAAATCAAAATCAAAATGCAGAATCTATTGAAAAAGCTAAAAAAACTATTAACAAAATTAGCTCTATGCCTGATGATGCTATCTGGAGCGAGTTGTTCAAGAACTATTGCACAGACTGCAACAAATAGCGACACTTGCAAAATAAACTACACGCAGATTTATTTTAATAAACAAGATAAAAAGATTATTGACGAAATAAACTCAAATGCAAAATATCGCCCAGTCATGCAAAAGCTTGGTAAAAACATTTTGACAAATTCTGAAGTTTTTAAATAATGCTAATTCTTCACTTCGCCAACATTTTATTCGTCACAATATCATGCGCTTTTCTCAATAGATGGCGCGGCGGCTGGTTCGATAAATTTCAATTTAAAAATAAGATAGTTGAAAAAATTGTAACTTCCCAAACTTTCAGCCGAACTCTAATCACCTTAATTTGCTGCTACTCAATTTTCTTTAATCTTGGCTTCCCAAGCATTTTAGAGGCATTAGCAATATTCCTTTTAGTGCTTTATTTTTCTTTAGTGGCAGGTTGGGGGACTTGGTTTAGCATCAAAGGCACCGATGGCTGGAAACATAATGTGGATGCTTTTTGGGTCGAAATATTAATGACTTGGATTTCTGGCAAACATTGGATTCCAAAGGGCGAGAAGACCGTTAGAAGTGATTCATGGCTAGGACGCTTCACAATTGAGAAAAGCCCTAATGGTAGGGTTAGAAGTCAGGACTGGTACTTATTCTATAACTTCTTTGCAATGTCTTTGCGCGGCCTAGGATTTGGCGCAGTAATTACATTTATTTTCTGCTACTTAGAGCAACCACATCCTTCGATGATACTTTTTTGCGCCATAAGTTACATGATGGGGCTTTGCTATTATATTTGGTATGATTTGAAAGAAAGCGGCGTTAATTTTCCAAGCTTTTTAGATGGAAATACGAAGCTTGGCGAGTTTCTTTATGGCGGGTTGATTTTAGGTGGAGGGCTTTATTTCTGCTCGTTTTTAGTGAGTATAAGCTAAAACTCTTGCATTTCTAAAAAACAATTCTATTTTGCCCTCAAGCATCCAGTCATGCTCAATTGAGTGCGCACTCACCGCCGCCCCAGTTACTAGCCCTTGGTTTACCTCATATTTTCCAAGGCTATTTCATGGGGCGGCATAGTTTTTATTTATTTATGCCATCTTTCGGAAAAACATCTCAAGACAAATTAAATACTTGCCACCCTGATTTACAGCGTTTAATGAACGAAGTAATCAAGCTTTATGACTTTACTATACTTGAAGGCGAAAGAACGCTACAGCAGCAGCAAACTTATTTTAAAGAGGGTAAGTCCAAACTAGATGGAGTTAAGAAGAAATCTAAGCATCAAAACAAGCCCTCTTTAGCTGTTGACATTGCACCGTTTCCGATTGATTGGAACGACACAAAAAGATTTTACTTCTTGGCTGGCTTAGTTATGGCTAAAGCTGACGAACTTGGAATTAAAATAAGATGGGGTGGAAGCTGGAATGGAAGCTTTGATTTTAAACAAAATAAGTTTGACGATTTAGTCCATTTTCAAATTGAATTGTAAATTATATCTTTACTTCTATTTTGAGTTAAGTAATATTTAGTTTTTAACTCAAAATTAGTTTATATGGAAGTGTGGAAAGATATTAATGGCTACGAAGGAGATTACAAAGTTAGCAATACTGGTAAAGTATTTAGCATTAAAAGCGGAAAGGAGCTAAAAATAAGAAAACAATCCAATGGTAAATATTTCTGTGTAATTTTGTGTCGTCATGGATTTTTAAAAATGCATAGGGTTCATAGATTGGTAGCATTAAGCTTTATTCCAAACCCAGACAATAAAAGGCAGGTTAATCACAAAGATTGTAACTCTTTAAATAATAATGCGGATAATCTCGAATGGGCTACGGCATCCGAAAATTTAAAGCACGCTTTTAAATATGGTAGATTAAAACCTCCTAAGCCTTTTTTAGGAAAATTTGGTAAAGAGCACAACAGATCAAAGGGATTTTGGATTAGAGATTCCGCTGGCATTGGCTATTATAATAGCGGGTTAGAATTTTACAGAAAAACTGGCTTAGATCATACATGCATAAGCTACGGCAGAAAATATATAGTTGACAAAAATTGCGACAAGTATGTTTTTAAAAAAGGCGCTATGAAAAATTTAATACTTTATCTTGAATATCCCATCAATCCCAAAAGATAAATCTGGCAAACCTGAGAAATGGAAGCTAATTATTACTTCTTAATCACCCAGCCATCCCTAGCCATAATATTGTAAAACGAATCAAGAGTTAATTCATCTTTAGCCCCACTCTCTTTAATGACGCTTACCGTTGCCGTGTGGTAAAACACTTTAAAAGTTTTGCCGTCTTTGCTGATGTAGATTTCAGTTTCGCCTTTTTTCATTTTACCTAATTATCTGCTGGTTGATGTCGTTGTAATTATTGTCATAATTTCCAAACTTTTCTTTTCCCGC